GGGCGGTGCTGTAGAGGGCACCGACCAGATCCTGACGCGGGCCGTAGAGAGTGGCGCTGTCAGCATAAGGCATGGGGAAAACTCCGGTCTGCTGCGGTCATGCCGCAGCGACTTGTGCGTGTGGAAGGAACTGGGTGGTGCCGCTTAGACCGCGGCCTTGACTGCGACGAAGGTGACGATGTCGTTGGCCGCGAGCGAGGTCACGGTCACACGAGCAACGCTGGTGGAGATGTTGGTGACGGACGCGATCGTGCGGGGAGCGCCGGTCGAGCCGTTGGTGGCGAACGCAAGCCAACCAGCCGGATTCGAGCCGAAGCTGTGCGTGAACTCGATGTACCCGTTGGTCGCGTCGCCAGCCGAAGCCGTGGCCGTGAAGGTCTTGGCGTTCGGGACAGACGACTTGCCGAGGGCAACGACAAGCTCGCCAGCGTTCGACGCCGCCGCGAGGGCGATGCCGAGATACTGGCCGTTGGCGGTGGACGACACGCGACCGGAGGCCGCGGCGTAGATGTTGGCGTTGGCCGAGATCGCGCCAGCAGCCTGGTACACGCTGAGGAACGTGCCGGGCTGGAGGCGAATCGCGGCCTGCGTGCCCGACGAGGTCGGAGCAAGCACGACGCCGTCAACGCGGTCGCCGGCGCCCGCCGCCGTCGCGGTCAGGACGCTGGACGAGTAGGACAGAACGACGGTCTGGCCCTGCGTCAGCGCACCGCTGGCGTTGGCCGACACGATCTCAGTGTTGGTCTGGAGTCCGGGGAACATGGTTTCTGCTTTCTGTGAATGTCACAGCGGCCCGACTTCTCGGGTTCGCCGCGATCTGTGCGTGTGGGTTGGGTTACTTCTTCGAGGCGGCGACCTGCTCGGCGTGCCACGCGCGGTACAGGTCGGGGCGCTTCATGTTCACGGTGTGGATGGCGCGGAAGCGGTTGCTGCCGTTGGTCGCCATCTCGGCACGGATGAGCTGCTCGTACTCGGTCAGGCCCGAGTCGGTGGCGGTGGCCGTGGCGATGGGAGCCACGCCGCCGAGGTTGCCAGCAGCCGCGGTGACGGACGCCGTCGCCTTGGTCTTGGCGTTGACCTTCTCAGTCAGGTCCGCGACGCTGGCCTTGAGCTTCTCGTTCTCAGCCTCGATCGCGGCGGACTTCGCGGCCAGCGCCTGCGTGAGGGTCATGCCCTCCTCGAGCGCCTTGAGGCGAAGAGCGTCCGGGATGCCGGCGGTCTTGAGCTGAGCGCTCGAAGCCGCGGGCTCCTGGTCGGGCTGCTTCTCGGGGTACATGCCCTTGATCTTCTCGACCATCGACGCGGGCATCGTCTTCAGATCGTCGTCGGTCACGTTGGACCAATCGGTTGCCATAGCAGAGACTCCTTGCGCCGCGGCCTTGGGTGACGACGCCGACGCTCGTGCGCCCGGTGCCGCGGCTCGGCCCGATGCGAACTTGTTCTGAAGCTCGGCGATGTACGCTTCCACACTGGGGACGACCCGATCGGCCAACCCCGCTGAGACTGCGTCGGCACCGGCGAAAACCCGGCCCTGCAGTCCCTTGATCTCGTCCGTTGATTTGTTGCGTCCGGCAGCGACGGCGTTGAAAAACTCGGCACCGAGCGTGTCAGCGATCCGCTGATACTCGCCCTTGATGCCGTCCGAGAGAGGCACACCGAGCATCCCGGCGCCCTTGTTCTCGCCCGTCTTGGCGTTGAAGACTTCGATGCCCTCGGCGGCAAGAGCCTTGCTCTGGTCGATGATCGGGCCGACGAACACGCCGACCGATCCGAGCAGCGAGGTCGGCGTCAGCACGATCTCGGCAGATCCACAGACCGCCCAGAACGCCGCAGACCCGCAGACGCTCTCGGAGATCGCGTGCACGGGCTTCTTGGCCTTGGCGTAGGCGACAGCCGCCGCAAGGTCCGACATGCCCGCCACGTCACCGCCGGGGGAGTTGACGCGGAACAGGATCGCCTTCGTCAGCGGATCATCCGCCGCGTCACGAATCGCCTGCGTCAGCGTCGCCGTCGAGGTGCCACCGAACAGCCACGAGAACGGGTTCTCGGTGTGCTCCATGACGCCGTCAATGCAGACGATCGACAGGTTGCCCACGGCGTAGCAGCACGATCCGCGATCCATGACCTCGAGGCCGTGCATCGCCACCGGACGCGGCGCCGGGCTCGGGCGCTTGCCGCTGCGGGCGTTCATCTCGATGATCTGCGCGGCGTTGGCCGGGATCAGCGCGGACGCGATCGCCTGCAGGGCGTTGCCCTGGTATGTCATCGTCGGCGTGCTCATGTCAGTTGCTCGCGGTCGCCTCGGCGTTGGGTTGCTGGCCGGTCGCGGGCGTCACCTGGCCGGGCATGGTCACGGGGCCGATACCGGCGCTGGTTTCACGCTTGATCTCGGCCTCGATCTGGTCGTAGTGGTCGTCAAGGTCGGAACCGCTCAGGCCGGCGACGGCGTCCTTGCGGGTGGTCAGTCGCTGATTCACGCCGAAAGCGAGGGCTTCCAGTTCGGCCTTCGGGTCGATGACGGGCTTTGCGGGGGGCAGGAACGATGCACGCTCCCACGACTCGACGAACGGCAGATCACCCTCGACGATGGCGCGACCGATGCGCCACCGGAAGAGGTTCAGCAGCATCCGGGCGTTCCACTCCTGCCAGCGAGCGAAGCCGCGATAGGCCGTTTCCAGTGCCGCCTTGAAGCCGTGGTAGTTCGCCTGCGAGCTGTCCATCATCGACAACTCGAGGGGCAGGCCGAAGTCGGCGCCGATCATGCGGACCAGCATGCGGACCTGGTCCTGGAAGTTCTGCCCCGGGTGCTCGGGCTTGACCTGTGTGGCCCGCTCGCCCTGCTGCAGATGCAGCACGCCGCCGGGCTCCCAGTGGATCGGCTGCGGTGCACCGCCGTTGTAGCCCGTGGACAGCCCGGGCATCTGCGCCTCAGATCCACCCTCAAGGGCAGACTGCATGCCCGCGGGGTCGGATGACTCGATGACCAGCGCCTGATACGCCGCAAGCCGCTGGGCGACAACGGACGCGTCAATCAGGTCGTCCAACTGCTCGAGGAGCGGGATGGTCGCAGCCAGAACCGGCTCGCCGCGGGTCTGGTTCACCCGCTGATGCTGCGGCGAGGGCATGTAGACGCAGAACTCAGCCGGGATGCGGCGGGTCTGGGTGTAGCCGAGCGAGTAGGACGAGGGGCCAGCGGTGTCAGCGACGTGAAACGCGACGATGCGGCCCGCCTTGTCACGCTCGACACCCGAGGTGCACGAGTGGCCGGACGCGATGGCACCGGCGGGCTGGCGGATTCGGTCGCTCTCGATGAGCTGACACTGGCCGTTGTCGAGCTTGACGATGAGTACGTCACCGTCCACGCAGGCGGAATCGTGCACGATCCGGTCGAACTGCGGGCCGATCGCCAGCCCCTGCACGTCGATCTCGTCGGTGTACCACTTCCGCCAGAATCGCTCGGCAACCTTGTTCCATTCCTGATCGCCCGACTCGCAGCGGAGCGTGAAGCCCTTGCCGATAACCGCGTCACAGTGGCGGCGGATCAGGGACCGTGCGAGGGCGTTGTTTCGGTCGAGCTTCCGGGCGTCGCGGCGCAGCAGGTCGTGCGACTGCGGGTCCAGGTGCTGATCGTGGCTTCCGGCCCGGCCGTAGTAGCCGACGCGGTTGCGGCCGCGGTGGGTCGCGTCGTAGGAGTCGAGGTAGCCCCGGGGCGCGGCGATGCCCTTGCGGGTCCGCTTGGCGGCGGTTTCGACCAGCCGGTGCCGCTCAAGCTGCGCACGCTGTTCCGCTCGCTTGACGCGGTCGGTGAGGGTGTTCTTTCGCTTGCTCATCGCTGCGTGTGTGCAAACGACAGGGGCGTGCGGCCGTTGAAGCGGCGGACGCGGGTTTCCAGTTCAGCCCGGCGAGCCTCAAGCCCGCTCAGATAGCTCGTGTCCACCGACAGGCTCATGCCGCCGCCGGACACCGACTGTTTGCCGCCGTACTTCTCGCGGACCTCGGCAATGTGCAGGTGCAGACGCGACAGCTTCGCCGCGTCCGTCGTCTGCTGTTCGAAGTCTTCGTAGGTCCACGCCATGTCAGGCTGCGTCCTTTCGACGCTGCTCGTCTTCCAGACGCGCCACCTCGGCCTCGGCTGCTGCCTTGGCCGTCGTCGTCGCGGCCCGGTTCTCGGCGCTCTCGCGCTGGGCCTCTTCGTACTTGTCGCGTGCCGCCCGAACAGCAGCATCGCCGTCCTGACACGCCTGAACGTGCTTGCGGACAGCGTCGGATAGTCGCTTGCGTGCAGCCGTCAGCGGGTCGTCGGCCGTCGCTGCGGTGCTGGGTTGATTCGCTTTCGCCATACCCCATACCCAGAATGCGCAGGAATCCTGCGCACCGGATCGCGGGCTAGACGAACAGTGCAGACGAACACGCGACTGCCGCCTGTGCAATCCGCGCCCGTGCAATCTCGACGTACTCGGCCTCGCGTTCGATGCCGATGAAGTTGAAGCCTTCGAGGATCGCGGCCTTGCCGGTGCTGCCGGAGCCGGTGAACGGATCGAGCACGGTGCCGCCCGGTGGGGTGACTAGGCGGCAGAGGTACTGCATAAGGGCGGTGGGCTTGACGGTGGGGTGGTGGTTTTTTCGTGGCTCGCTTTCGCGTCCGCCGTCTCGCAATGCTCCCACGCCCGCCACGCCCGCCACGCCGTCCTCGCGGTCCGCCTTGCTCGCCTTCGGGACGTAGAAAAAGCGGGATGCCGAACCAGAGTCTTCGCCGGGAAACCCCGCCACCACTTCATCGCTGCCGTCGTGGATTAGGTTGGCGGGCCATCTTCCGATGGTCGTGCCAACAGGAACCCGCCCGTAGTTTGCGCCGGACATCGCCACGTTGTGAGAAACAACCGCGCCGGTCGATGCCGTTCGCGTGCCGATTCGCGTGCCGATTCGCGTGCCGTCGATATTCAATGCCCCCGTCCCCCACTCCTGCACGTTCTCGGCAACGGTGCCGGTGATGGGCTTGCGAGCGACGGTGATCGGCTCCATCGCGGGCTTGAGGGCGGTGCCCCATCCGGACCATTGCATCGCGGGAACCGTCGCGGGAACCGTCGCGGGAACCGTCGCGGGTGCTTGGGAGTTTTCCCCCTCCGATTGCAACATCCCAAAGGTTTTTCCGCTGCCCATTCCGGCTTTCTTGAAACCAACCACTTCCCGCTCTGCCCCAGCCGCCTTATCAATCGCCTTGCTTACGTCCAGCGACTTCGGAAACCCTGACCCGTACACCCACGCGATCATGTCCCGAATCTCAAACCCCGCGTCCTCGATCCGCACGCACATCCGGTGCTGCGTCCGCGTGCCAGCGAACGCGAGCAGGTGCCCGCCCAATTTCAGCACCCGCAGACATTCCGCCCACACGTCCGTACCCGGTACGTCGTAATCCCACTTCTTGCCCATGAACGACAGGCCGTAGGGCGGGTCGGTCACAACCGCGTCAACGCTTGCGTCCGGCATCGCGCGTAGAACATCGAGGCAGTCGCCGTGAATGATCTTGTGAGTCGCCGCATCCATGCGTGCGCACAGCATAGCAAGCCAACGGATTTGGTGCTAGACGGAACGTCCGCCCAAACGATCCCGGAACCGCTGCACCGCCGGGTCCGACACGCCCTGCAGGCGAGGGGACGACGCCGCCGCCGGCGCTTGCCGCATCAGCCGCTTGGCACCAGCCCAATCGGCACCAGCCGCGTTGTACCGCAGACAATCCAGGATGTGGTTGTCGCGCCGACCCGGCCGCAGATCCCACGTCACGATCGTCTGACCGCCACGCTTCCGGGGGACCGCCGCCTCGGCCGTGATGTGCTCGAGCACGAACGCCGGGCAGTCCTCGGGCAGGAACCGCCGACCGGCCGGGCGCGACAGGTCCGGCTGCGATTCGTCCGCCTGCCCCCCCACCGCCCGCAGGCTGTTCAGCAACTGGCCCCAGATCGCCTCGGTCCAGTGCGAGTTGTTGACGTGCAGCAGTTGCACCCCGCCGATCAGCGCCCGCCCGCTCGCGGTCTTCTCGATGACCTTGGCGTAGTGCGGCAGGGTCAGGTGATCATGTCCCTGCACCGCCACGATCCGCTCGCCCCGGGCCTTGCCCTGTCGGCAGAACTCAAAGACCTCCTCCGTCCGGTACTGCGAGTCGATGAACGTGGCGACGATCCGCATCTGCCGACCGTCCGCCGTGGGGAACACTCGCCGCCGGACGTGCTCGAGCTGGCC